CGCCCATGGCTGCCGCTTTCTATCAACGCTCAGCTCATGAACCCGAAGCCTGTCAAGAGTGTGGGTGCGAGCAATGGCAGCACAGACACGACGTCGAAAGGTGCGAGTGGTGTTGGTGCCCAGGATACAAGCCGGCCCGACCTGGACGAGACGCTTTACAAGTACCGAAATTGAGCATCTCTTCGGCGACCCCACCAAGCCCATGCCCCGCGTCGAAGTCAAGCCCGAATCGGTAACCCGCTCCTGGGCAGACCAAGAGCTGGCTATCCGCCGCATGACCGACACGCTAATCTCCCGGCTGTCGCAGGACCTTGACCGGGAGGGAGCCAGTGAGGAACTTGCGCGTCTTAGTGCTATCGTGCGCGGCCACCTGTCTAGAGCCGACAAGGGCAAGGACAAGGACGAGCGTGGCGTTGACGTTGACTTGACGTGAAGCATGGACACCGCACCAGGTAGCATAGAAGACGCGCTTGCTAAGTTACTTACCGTAGCCGGCCTTACCTGCCAGATAATCACCTGCCGCGCATGCCAGCAGAAGAACCGGGTTGCATCTCAGCATCTCAGCGGTGGTCGCAATCCGCGCTGTGGCAAGTGCGGCCTGCCGTTGACTTGACGTGAGGGAGAGCATGCACAAAGAGCTGAGCTTCGTTGATGTCGTGGTTGAATTCGCCAGGTCTCTCACTCCAACGCCTAGAGTTGTGTATTGCAACCCTAGCGACTTCGTGAACGGCGGGTGCCGCGGCGACAAGGTGAAGTTCCTTTTGCCATCTGACGTCGGCTGCTCTAAGTGTGTCACCTTCGAGTGCGGTGACGTCACCCACGGACCGCGTAAGGTTATTCTAATTCCAGATAGCTCCGTCAATCCCGGGAACCTGCGAGCCGCGTGAAAACGCTCTCCCTCTCCATTGACGCGCTCACCGCTGGTCACGCCAAGCAAGCCGCCGCCCTTCGCGACCTACTGAACCACCCCAACCGCTATCACTCCTGGTTCACCTCGAGGCGCGCCGGCAAGACCACGGCAGCCGCGTACGCGCTCATCCTGTATGCCCTGGCCAAACCGCGCCGCAACTGCCTGTTCATTGGCCTCACTAAGGCCCACGCGCTGTCTGTCATCCTACAGGAGATTGTAGTCCCTGTACTTGACAAGTTCGGTATCCCCTACGACCTGAACAAGTCCAGGCAGACAATCACCTTCCGCAATGGCTCCATCGTCGCGTTTACGGGCAGCGACGACATCACCCATATCCAAACCTTCCTTGGCAACCGCCTCAACCTGGTCATCATTGATGAGCAACAGAGCCAGTCGCCGAAGGTGCTGCAGAAGCTGGTAGTCAAGATACTGCCACCGGCCCTATCTGACTCGGGCGATGGCCGCATGCTCCTGTGTGGCACCTGGCCTGATGTCAAGGGCGGCTATGCCTACGAACAGTACAAGTCAGGCCGGTTCGTAACCCATAACTGGGCCATGAATGACAACCCGCACCTGCTTGACCCGTCCGGGGAGCAGGAGCGGTACCTCCTGGCTCATGGCATTACCAGGGATGACCCAGAGTTTCGCCGCGACTGGTACGGCGAGGAAGTGTGGTCCAACGCCAAAACGGCATATCGCTATGACGAGGCCAAGAATTCCTGGACTGGCCCGGTGGCTGGCTTTACCGAGGGCCTTGAGCTACCGCCTGGCCACCTGATAGCGCTGCGCCCGCCCGAGCTTGTCAACTGCTTTGCAATCGGCATTGACCCGGCATACACCTCTGACCGCTACTGCGCCGTCCTGTGGGGCTGGTCAACCATTACCCCATCGGGTATCTGGCACTGCGCCGAGTGGACCACGGACCGCGGAGCGCATGCCAATAAGTCGCAGTGGCTAGCTGCGCTGAATGCCATGGTGCGCAACTACTCGCCTACCATTCGTATCATCAGCGACTCCCAGGCTACCCTGGACGACGTCGCCATGATAGAGCATGGCCTGGTCATCGAACCGGCCAAGAAGGGTAAAGGCAGCGTTAAGCAGCGCGTGGACCGCCTCTCTGACCTGCTCAGCACCGGCCGAGCCCACGTCATCAAGGGCAGCGTGCTCGAGAATGACCTGAAGCTGGCCCAGTTTGACGCCGAGGCGCGCAAGGAAGGCAAGTATGAATGGGACAACACCATCATACACCCAGACTGCGCCGACGCTGCCACATACGCCATTCCGGCCTACATCGAAGCCATGGAGCCGCGCCGGCAGAAAACAGCCCTTGAGCTGCAGCTGGAAAGCGCGGCTCGAGCCTGGAACCCGGCCAACAACGTGACGTACGGCTACGAAGCTAACGAGTACGATTCGGCGTATGGTGGGCCACGGGATTAGCTGACTCAGTTCCGCTGTTTAGGCAGTGACAAAGCCGCGCGGGGCAAGGACTGGCGTCGACAGGCGTCGATTAGCGTCGATTCTTGACGAAGCCTATAAGCGCCGCGACTGGTTAGAGTCGGTTACAGTAGGCGATGTTACCGTAAGGCTGCGTACACAAGAGACAGCGGCAGCGCAGCCAAGCGCCGCACCGCTGCCGCACCAGTCTGGCCAGGAGCAGAAGCCGGACCTGGTCCCGGGTACGCCATTCGCAAATGACGATAGCCCCATTCACCCCCTAGACCTTGTCCTGTGCCCGCCGCGGATTGACCTGGACGTGAGCTAATATGCCCGTTGTTGACAAAGCCGCTACACTTGGAGCGCAGAAGACCAAGGCCATTACAGGGCAGAATCAGTGGCAGACGGCCAACAAGGGCGAGGTAGCTAACAAGCTCGAGGCTTGGTGTAACAGCATTGAGCAGGCCAACTGGCCACGCCGCTACGCTAACCTGACCTTCTACCGCTACTTAACTGGGCGGCCCGTGGCGCCGGCTAGCTACAACTTCAGCGCCGTAGCCAGGCCGGGCAGCGCAAATGTGTACTCCCGGGCCCAGTGGGAGGCACCGCGCTACAACGTGACGCAGCAGTGCAGCGACGGCCTTGCTGCCAGAGTGTACAAGGAGCGGCCCTTCGTTCAAGTCTGCCCCATTGCAGGTGACTTCAGGGCCCGCGTCAAGTCAAAGAAACTGTCGCGCTGGCTGGATGCGTGCTTCTACGACCTGGACATCTGGGATACGGTCGAGCAGTGCGGTGAAGACTGCCGCATCTGGGGCAGCGCGTTTGTCAAGGTAGACACTGACCCGGTCATCAAGAAACCGCGCGTCACCAGGCTGCTCCAGGACGAGATTATCGTCGACGAGAATGAGTGCAACGCTGGCGAGCCCCGGCGCCTGGCAATTCGGCTATTTGCCAATCGTGACGAGCTTATCGCGGCTTACGGCGATGACAAGGAATGCATTGAAGCCATCGATAACGCGCCCAAGGCGCAGCAGGGCTTCTACTTTGGCAGCGACATTGACTTTACCAACGTAGTCGTGCTGCGCGAAGCCTGGTCACTGCCGCTCGGCAAGCAGCCTGGCCGCCATGTCCTGGCCATTGGCGACCATGCCATCGAGGACGAGAAGTACACGCGCCGCGACTTTCCCATCGCCAAGCTGCTCTTCAAGCAGGTTAGCACGTCCTGGTTTGGTATGGGCATGATGGAAATGGTTCTGGGCATGCAGCGCGAGCTGGACCGTGTCATGGCTGCCATCTGGGAGAATGTACGCCGTGCCGCTTGGCCGCGTATCATCATCGGCGCCGGGGCCAACGTGAACCCTGGCAGCCTTGGAGACAAAAGCAACGGCATCGTCAACGTGTCGGGAGGGGTTGACAATCTAAGGTTTGTCTATCCCGAGGCCATTAGCGCTGACATGTTCAGGTACCGGGAGGACCTGATACGGAACATCAAAGAAACGTTCCGCATGAACGACCAGGCCACCATGGGCACCAACAGACGTGAGCTGACCGGTGTTGCCATTGACAAGGCTGAACAGGTCGACGACGCCGCGCACCTGCCCCAGGCATTGCACCTCGAAGACTTCGTTGTGCAGATTGGCTCACTGCTTATCCAGGCCGCTGAGGAATGCAACCCGGTAGTGCGCTTGCCAGGTCGGCAGGTGCAGGAAATCAAGTGGGAAGACGTCAAATTGGCCGAGAACAGCTACAGCCTCCGCCCCTTCCCCGTTGGCCGACTGTCCAAGGACATGGCGCAGCGGCAGCGGCAGATTGATACCTGGTATGCACAGGGCAAGATTAGCAAAGCAACGTCGATGCGGCTCGAGCAGGTGCCTGACATCGACGGGTTCCAGGACCTGATTAATGCCAGCCGTGACCACGTAGAGTCTGACCTGGACAAGATGGTAGAGGACGGCGAGTACCAGCCACCCACCGGCTTCGAAGACCTGCTTGCCGCCAACGAGACAGCCCAGGCCCGCTACCTGCTAGAGAAGGACATGGGCACACCACGTGACAGGCTTGATCTAATTATGAAGTACCAGGCTGCTATCGAGCAGCTTATTGACGAGGCCGCGCCGCCGCCACCGCCCGCGCCGTCTGCTTTGCCGGGAATGCAAGGCACGATGCCGGCCGGAGCCCCCGCGCCGATACCTAGCGGCATTGGCGGCGTTCCTGTGCCGACTGGCAACACTGTCCCTGGGCCAACTGGCCTACCCGCGTAGCTCGAACCAACCCGAAGGAGACCCATGGCTGATACTGCACCTACATTTGCGCCTGCTGTTACCGAGCCCAACGCGCGCACCGATGCGCCGACCGCGCCCAACCCGGGGCCCGGCCTGTCCCAGGTAACGCAGGTTACCGACGCTGGCCCACCCGTGTCGGAGGCTGGTCCCACCCTTGCTCAGCTTAAGGCCGCGCGGCGAGCCCCAGCTAAGCCTACCGAGTCAACCCAGGCCCCTGTCGCTCCCGCTGCTACCACTGAGCCAGCTGCCGCGCAGACCAACACAGAGCCGTCCAAGACCCAGGCTAGCATTGACATGGACCCGGCCGAGCTGGGCAAGTTTGCCAGCCTGTCCAAGGAAGTTCGCACTGCCAAGCAACAGCTCAAGGAAGCCCAGGACAAGCTTGCGCAGTACGGCAAGTTCGAGAAGGTGCAGCAGCTGGCCAAGGAAGGTAAGCACTACGATGCCGCCAGGGAGGCCGGGATTGACGTAGATGCGGCCTTGCATGACCTCCTGGGCATCCAGGCCAAGACGCCTGAGCAATCAGCCTTAACCGAACTGGAGGCGCGTACTGCCAAGGCCCTCGAGCTTGCCGAGTCGCTGGCCAAGGCTGAGCAGGCCAAGGCGGATGCGGCAGCCAAGGCGGCCCGTGAGGCTGGCCAGGCCAAGGTTGTCTCGGCCATCCAAGCAGCCACCGACAAGTTTCCGCACCTTGGCAAGTCTACCGAGCTTATCTCTATGGCCCTTAGGGACGCCGATGAAGCCTATGAGAAGGCCAAGGCCGATGCCATCGAGGCCGAGGTCATCGACAAGAACGGCGACCTGCCCGATGAGACCAAGAACAAGCTGCTGCTGTCAACCCTGGACCGGCATGAACAGAAATGGGCGGCTGTATTTGGGGCTAAGCAGGCCGCTGAAGCCGCCGAAGCCAAGCCTGGTATTGCTGACCTGCGCGGCGGTGTAGGCGCACTGCGGCCGGGCGGTGGTAGCAAGCCGCTAACCCTGGATGAGGTCAAGCAGCTTCGCCGCAGTAAGTAGCATTACTGCTCAGTTCCGCTGTTTAGGATTCGACGGTATCGAGATTTCGATAGGCATATCGGCTTTTCGATGCCGTCATTCAACGCCACGAACCCGCGAAACGGCACGGCTAGGCCATAGGAGGAACCACACAACACAGGATTACCATGGCCTTTTTTAATGCAACCGTTGACACCCTGCTCAGGAATGACCTGGAGCGAGCTTACGAGAATATGGCCTTCGGCGGGAACTATGCCGCGCTGATTGGCCTCATGAAGAAAGAGGACTTCACCGGCGACGCCAAGAAGGTGCCGCTCAAGACGGCCCTCGGCGCTGGCCAGTCTGCCACTGCGGCGACTGCCTACGCCAACGCTGGCCTTGCTGGCCGCCAGGCGTTCATTGTGACGCCGTTTACCACGCGTGGCTACAGCATTATCCCGCTTGACCAGGCCGCGTTTACTACGGGCGACGACAACGCGGTGGCTGACCTGCTTCTTGACGAGTCGCAGACGGCCATGGACAGCTGCAAGATGCAGTTTGACCAGGCGCTTGCCGGTGACGGCTCGGGCTGCATTGCTACTATCGCCAGCAACTCTGGGTCTGGCCCGTACGTGCTGACACTGTCTAGCGTTACGCAGTGCAACCGCCTGACCGTCAACGCCACATATGTGTCTAAGGCGACGGCGTTTGCTGGCTCGCTCGATGCTGGCTCCTTCACCGTCACCGATATTCAGGCCCAGGCAAAGACTGTCACCGTGACGGCGGCGGGTGGTTGGACGCCGACTAACACGCACGTCTTCGGCCTCCAGGGCACTGTCCAGGCCAGCACGGCGTTTGTTGTGTGGCCGGGCATCCCGGGCTGGATTCCGCCTGCCGCGTCTCGTCCTGTTTCGTCCACGGCCTTCTACGGCGTGTCGCGCAACATCAACGAGACCAAGCTGGCCGGGATGTACCTGAGCCAGGCTGGCCTTGACCCGCTCTCTGCTATCAATCAGCTTGGCTACTCTATCGCTGACGTGCCGGGTGCCATGCCTGACATGTGCGTCATGAGCTTCAAGACGCTCGGCCGCATCGTTGCCCAGCTTCAAACCCAGCGCCGGTACGTGGAAGCGTCGGTCAAGGGCCCGGGCATCTCGGTGTTCTACAAGACGGTGCGCATCACTGGCCCCGCTGGTGACATGGACCTGATTGGCTCGAGCAACTGGGACGAGGACAAGATTGCGGTCCTTGACAAGTCCACGTGGGTTGTGGCCTCGCCTGGTAACCGCCCGTTCGTCCCTGACACGGTTGGTGGTAACCCCATCATCGACGTGCCCGGTACCGGTAACGCGGTTGCTCAGTACCGCGCCCAGGCCATCGTGTACTGCACGGCGCCTGGACATAACGGGATGATTACCCTCAGCTAAGGCTAGGCCATGTCGCACTATCCTAGCCAAGACGGCGCCGACGCCCTTGTCGGTACCGAACAACTTGACCTAGTGTTCACGGCGGGTACGGCCGGGGCAGTTCCTTCTGCCTTGACGTACTCGACCGGGATTACCTCGGTCACTCTCAGTACCAACGACTACCTTGTCGTGTTTGACCGTGGCTACGTCGGGTTCCTGAATGGCTTTGGCAACGTCATTCAGGCCTCGCCGTCTACTTCCACGGCCAACTCGGTCAAGGTCACCGCGGTCGATGCAGGGGCCGGTACGGCTACCATCACGCCGCAGAAGCCGGACGGGACGCCGCTGCACCTGGCAACGGGTGACAAGCTGTCGTTTACCTTCCGCTTTACCGCCCTGAACCAACCCAACGCGTCGTAACCTAGCATGACTTAACGGGGCTGGGCTGGTGAATAGCTGGCCCGGCCCCGTTGCCTTAGATGGTCTCAATGTCGCCGTTGGCCAAGAAATGACCCACTCTAACCTCAGAGCCCTTGGCCCGGTCCCGGTAAGCGTCAGCCGCCGCCTTGGTCTTGAAGACAGCAAGCGCCATGCCAACTTCGGGCAGGTACACCACAAAAACAGTCCCAGGCAGTTCCTCAAAGACCCTGTTTTTGATGACCATGTAAACACCATAGCCCCGGCGTCGGGGCCAGTCAAGAGCTAAAATGGCTACTGTCAACCCGGTTACCGTCGCTGACCTTGTTGCCCGCACCCGCCTCGAGTCTGGGTTGCGCAACAACCAGTACTGGAGCGATGACGACATCACCCTGGCGCTGTCCCAGGCCGGGGCAGAGCTGTACGACATCTTCACCAGCGCCAACCAGCACTACGTCATCTCGGAGTTTGACTTCACCACAACGGGGCCTAGCGACTCAATCGTAACGCTGCCAAGCGACTTCCAGCAAGGTCACAGCTTGGATATCTACCCGCAGACGTATGA